GACGACGGGTATTTCGACATCCAGCAGTGCGTGGAATACACGCGCAATTCGTTCAACGCAATGTACAGGCACGTCCGGTGCCACTCGATTCACGCCAGTGCATCAGGCGGGGCGCGCCGGGTCGAGGCGGCAACGTCATACGATGAAAACCGCGCGGCGATGCGGGGGCGGATGCTGCAGGGCATCACCTACGCACCTGGGCGCGCGGTCCTGTGCGAGCACGTCGGGCAGGTCTACGGGAACAAGTGGCGTAACGCCCGCCCGGACTGCGTGGGCGGTGACCCCGGCCCGTGGCTGGCTCACGTTGAGCGGCTGATCTCGGACCCGGCAGAGCGGCAGCATTTGCTGGATGCAATGGCATACAAGGTCCAGCATCCCGGCGTCAAAATCAATCATGCGCTGCTCATCGGCGGCGTGCCTGGCGCAGGCAAGGACTCGATGATCGCCCCGCTGTTATACGCGATTGGCGGCGAGACGAAAAGCAATTGCACCAGCGTGGAGGCAGCGGAGCTGCAGCAGGTCTGGGGCTATTTCCTTGAAAACGAGGTAATTATCTTCAATGAACTAAGACAGTCAGAAGCGATTGACCGTCGCGCACTGGAAAACCGGCTGAAACCGATTCTTGCGGCGCCGCCCGAGCTATTGACTGTGCAGCGCAAGGGCCAGCATCCCATATCGGTCGTGAATCAATCGCTGGTCATAGGCATGACCAATTATCGGGACGCCATTGCAATACCATCGGAGGATCGACGCTGGTGGGTGACGTGGACCGATGCGCCACGGATGCGCGAACAGGATTCGCTTGCCCTGTGGAGCTATTTCAAGGCCGGCGGGCTGCGGGCTGGTGCGGCGTATCTGCGGCAGCGTGACGTCAGCAAATTCAACCCGGCAGCGACACCGCCTTGGACCGATGCGAAGTCGATCATGGTCGGCAGCGCTCGCACGGGCGCGGAATCATGGCTGGTCGAGCGGATCGAAAAGAAAGCGCTGGAATTCCGCCACGGGTTCGCGTGTGGACCGTGGCAGGCGGTCGTTGATCGGCTGCAAGATCATGCGCCGCAGAATGTCAGGCTGAACGTGCCGGCGCTGCTGCACGCGCTATCTGAATGCGGGTGGGTCGACGTTGGTTTAGTGAAAACAAAACGTTATGGCACGCGCCGGCATATCTGGCTTTCACCGGATTGGCGCGGGACGAAAACGGAAGCGCGCGATGCGGCAGAAACCTTGCACACTGCTTCTGTTCACGAACTGCGCCGCGTAGTGCCGGACTAAAAAAATCCCCGGGGAGCGCGACACTCGACCCGGGGAGGAAGCCGGCAAAGTGCCCGGCAGGAGGAGACAACAGCGAAAGCCCGCCGCGAGCGGGCACGCCGATTATAGGTCGAGCAGCAGGGCTAACGCAAGCGCCAGCACGAAAGCCAGGGCGGCCCAGATCATGCCGCGTCCTCCGCGCCCGGGGGGTCTGCCTCCCATTCCATCGCCACCGCAAGCGGCGCGCCGCGCCAGGAGCCGAATGCGGCCCGCACGCAGGCATCCTCGGCCCGATACCAGGCCTGCATGGCCAAGGCATCTGTCCAAGCCACGTGATAGCCAGATTGCAGCCAGGCGGCGCGCGGGGTAATGCCGGCAGCCGATAGGACTGCGTGGGCGGCGTCAAGGCCCCGGGCTAGTGCCTCGGGGGGTGGGTCGCAATTACGTAGCACGAGGGGCATCACTGGCTCCCCGTGGCGGCGCGGATAGCGTCCAGCGCATACGCCAGATCTTCATCTGCAGGCCCGCGACCATCGTCTGGACGCGTCAGGCGCTGCAGGGCGCTGAGTAGCTGGGGGGCGGCGGCGATCAGGCGGGCATTGTCCACCGCCTCCTGTGCGGCGCCGTCTAGATCCATCACGACGGCGATGTGATCATCACCAGCGCGCACAATGCGCGCGACGGTATCGTCCGCAGGGATCGCGCGTCCAAAGGTCCAAGGTCCAGGGGTGTGCATTTTCGTTCTCCTTTAGGCCCGCACGACGATGCGCAGTTCCCCGAGGATCGGGTGTCCGCCGCCACGGCGCGACGCGCGCCCGACGATGGTCGATTGATAGTGCCAGGCAACGGGCTGCTGCGTGACGCTATGCTGATCCCAGCCAGCTTGGCCGACAGACCACGGGCGCGCCGTTCGGCCGTGGTGTTTGCGCGCCAGATATCGCGCCACGATAGCAGCGGCAGCGCTGGGGCTTTCGGCGCGCACGCGGCGCGGGTAGTCGGTGCAGGAATACAGGCGCGTCGGCGCCGGGGGCTCGGGGGTCCAGGGTCCGGTGTGCATCTCATCATCTCCTCAGAATAGCGCCGGTTCATCCGGCAGGGGCGCCGCAGGCGGGCGCACAGGGCGCGCGCAGGGCGGCTGGCTGGGGTAGTCCAGCAGCTGGGGCGGAAAGGGCCACATAGGCCCGCGTAGGGGCTCGGTGGGGGTGTCAGGCGCGGCGGGCTGCATCGATACCCGCCAGATAGGCATGCATGCGATTCAGCAAATCGCGCGCCGGGATGTGACCGGTGTGCAAGGGCGACGACACGCCGCCGCCGTCGGTGACCATGCGATGCAGCGCGAAGCCGCCATAGGCGCGCGACAGGTGATAGTTGCCGATCTGCGCACGCTGGCGGCCGTCGGTATCGGGAGCGTAAGGCTGCATCGGGGAGCCAGTTTCGCGGTTCAGGCGGTCGATTACGGCTTGCAGCTGGACAACAGTAATACGGTTCATCGTCTTCCTCTTTGTCTGCGCCACTGTGGCGCATCCTAGAACCCCGCGCGCGGGGCTCGGTGGATGCGTCAGAGCCCGAGCGCCACCAAGGCGCCCAGGGCAAGGCCGAATGCGACGGCGAACAGCGCATCGCGCAGGGTCAGGGGGATATCGTGCATCGGTGTCTCCAGGTGAGCCGGCATCGGCCGGCGCGGTCAGTGTCGGCGCGTTACCTGACGCCAGGCTTACGCTGCGCACGCATTGCGGCGCGGTCGGCAGCGATCACCCGCAGCGCGGTAGATGAATCCTCGCGCGTCAGCGTCGCGCCAACACGCTCCAGGGCCGCATACTGTGCGGGGATCTCTTTCGGCCGGCCGAACAGGGCTGCCATCATCGGCTGGCGGGCGGCGTCGGCCTGATCGGCCACGGCCAGGGCTTGACGCTTCGCGGTCCAATCGCGCGCGGCAATGGCTTGCGCCGCAGCGCAGACGGCCGCGCGGTAGATCGCGTCCCAGCGCGCCGCGTCAACGTCGCCTTTGGCTCGGGCCGCGTCGATGCGGGCATCCATGGCCGCATCAGCAGTGCGAGCCTGCGCGGCCTCTGCGGCCTCAAAATCGGCCCGTGACAGGCCGGACGCTACCGCGCGCCGGTAGCGGGCTTCCCCCTCCTGCGAGGGGGCCGAGGGTTCGGCCCAGTGTCTCATTCTGCAACCTCCACGCGGATCCAATCGAACCCGAAACCCTCGGGCAGGATGGTGGCGCCCTCTGGCAGGCGACCGCCGCGCAGCTGGGCGACGTACAGGACGTCCCCCGGCTGCAGGGTCACGCTTATGCGCGCCATCGCCACGCCGAGCACGGCCGCCGTGTCGGCGTGGCCGACGCAGGACATCAGGTCGACCACGTCGGGCCGGTCGCACGGCGCCAAGCGCACGGCGCCGAGCAGGTGCCTCGGCACCATGCCGAGACTGAAAGCGTTTCCGATGTATCTCATTCGTCGTTCTCCAGTGTGCCCCGGTTCGGGGCGGGTGTAGTGTCGGTGGCGTGGCTTACGCGGGGCTTACGCCCACATCGGCCGACGGTGCGGCTCCAGCGTGGACGCCAGGTACGCATCCACATCGGCGCGGACCTCGGCCAGCGTGCCCCAACGGGTGCGGGCGCCGCCAGTCTGGGAGTTTCCCGTCGGGAACGTCACGCACCAGTCAGAGCCGGCGCGCTGCAGGGCGAAACCTCGATATTCCATGTCTTCTCCTGTCCGCGCAAACCGCGCGCCATAACCCCGACTCGCGGGGTTATAACTCGGGGTCAGTCCAAAAACATCGCAAGCGCGACTATCGACACCAGCACGCCGACACATGCAATCATCATTAAAAATTCCATTTTCTCGCTCCTTATTACCGGGCCCGTAGGCCCGTGGGTTATTAAACCGGCAGCGCCTCACGGCGCAGACGAACCTGCAGGCGCTCCGGGTAATCACTCAAGCGCTGGGCAGTCCAATCGCGCGCCACAGTGTCAGTGACTGCGATCATGGCCTGCACGGCCCGGATCCAGGTTTCAGCGCGCACCACGTAGTGACCCTTGCAACCGGGCCGGAACACTAAAAAATCACGCATCGTCACTCTCCAGGTCATCGGCACCGCCCATCGGCGCCACAGACGCATCATCGGCAGCCTTCCTGACGCGAAACTTACGTCCGACTGCAGTGTGGGGTCTTTCGGGGGGCGGAATCGGGGGGCAGCGTTTTCGGGGGTGTTCCCTCTCGGGGGGCAGCGGGGGGCTATGGGTTCGACGATAGGTTTAGGACTGTACGTTTGTAGGGTGGAATGCGGGGGGCTATGCCCCCCACTGCCCCCCAGCCCCCCGGAATCATGCCGGGCCCTGCGGGGGGCAGCGGGGGGCTATGCTTGCGCTATCGGGGGTCTTAGTCTGACCGTAGCCCCCCATAGCCCCCAACAAAATGGGGGGCAACGGGGGGCTATGCTCGCAGTGCTGCCTACTGCAGTCTGACCGTAGCCCCCCATAGCCCCCGATGGCGCGGATTCAAGTACGGGGGCAACGGGGGGCGCGAAAATAGCCCCCGGTCTCAACGCGAAAGCGCCCGGCCCGAGCGCCCAGGCGATTGTCAGTGTGCTGATTACCAGCTCGAGGATCGTCAGCGTCGGGATCGTCAGCGTGCTGATCATCGGGGGGTGGATGATGAGTGTGCGCAGGATTGATGCCCCGGGTAGGGCCTTGGCTTGGAGTGAAATGGTACGGACCCCCCACAGCCATTTTTTTTTGCACACACTTCGGCTATCATGCCGCCATGTTCCGCGACCTACCCGTCACCGCCAGAGAGCTAAAGGCCACGCCTGACGCCCTGGAGCGCATTTACGAGAATGCGAAGCTGGGATTGCGTGGCGATGCGCTGGCGCTGGCTGCGGGTATGCTGCCGGTGGAGTTGGCTCGGCTGAAGCTGATGGACCCGATTGCGGAATTGGCGGAGATGAAGGGCCGTGCTGATAGTGAGATGACGATGTCGCGCACGCTGTACGAGGCGGCAGCGAACGGGGATTCGAAGGCGGCGCTGGAGTTTTTGAGGCACAGGCACGATTGGGTGGCGAAGCAGCAGGTGCAGGTAGACGTAACGCAGTCGATTTCGATTACTGCGGCCCTGGAAATGGCCGAGAAACGCGTGCGTGCCGCGGAGGCGATAGAGGACGCGGTAGAAATACGGCCCCGGCTAGCGCCGCAGGCACTGGCGGAAATGGGCCCGGTATGAGCCGATACGCGCCGATATGAGCCGATAAAGGATTGCAAGCATGAATTTTGCCCCGCACGAACAGCGCGTAATTGACGAGCACCGAGAATTAACTGAAAAGTTAAACAGGCTGCGCATTTTCTTTGACACGTCAATATTTCGCGGCCTTGACGAGGCCGAGCAGATGCGATTGCGCGCGCAAGCCGGTTTTATGGATGGTTATCAAGACATGTTGCGCGAACGAATTAGTGCATTTATGCGCGCACACGCCGGTATGAGCCGCTGACGATATAAATGCAGACCATAAAGGAGTGAAAAATGAAACCGCACGCAAGAAGCGATGATCTTCAGTGCTGCTGGAGGTCTTGGGAATATATTGGCAACAAGTCATTACGCCTTAATTTGCCACAATACAACATACCAGATATGGGCGGCGCAATACGAATTGCTGAGGTAATAATGCCAGATGTTCAGAAAATATTAGTTTATTGCGCATCGGTATATACTTTGTTGTACGCAAAAGGAAACGGTGAATGGAAAGCGTACAATACAGACAATTGACATGCAGACCACGAAATACACCCCGCAGGAAGAACAGGCGCTGATGAGTCGCCTGTGGAGCGCGAAGCTCCGCGACGACCCCGAAGCGTTTGTGATGTTCGTGTTCCCCTGGGGCGAAAAGGGCACGCCGCTGGAAAAGCGCAGCGGGCCGCGAAAGTGGCAGCGGGAAATACTGCGGAAGATAAAGGCTCACATCGAGGCGAACGGCACGCGGGATATGTACGAGGTATTCCGCCTGGCGGTGGCGTCGGGGCGCGGGATTGGTAAGTCGGCGCTGGTCAGTTGGCTGGTGCTCTGGATGCTCTCCACGCGGATTGGCGCGAGCGTGATTGTGAGCGCGAACTCAGAGGCGCAGCTCAGAAGTGTGACCTGGGCCGAAATCACGAAGTGGCTGGCGATGCTGATGAACTCGCACTGGTTCGAGATCAGCGCGACGCGCATCGTGCCGGCGAAGTGGCTCACCGAACTGGTGGAGCGCGACCTGAAGAAGGGCACGCGATACTGGGGCGCGGAGGGCAAGCTCTGGAGCGACGAGAACCCCGATGCGTACGCTGGCGCGCACAACGACGACGGCATGATGGTCGTGTTCGACGAAGCCAGCGGTATCCCGGACTCGATTTGGTCAGTGGCTGCGGGGTTTTTTACCGAGAACACGCCGCACAGATTCTGGTGCGCGTTCAGTAACCCGCGGCGGAACTCGGGGTATTTTTTTGAGTGTTTTAACGCCAAGCGGGCGTTTTGGAACACGCAGAACATTGACGCCAGAACGGTGGAAGACACGGACAAAGGCGTGTACCAGACGATTATTGACGAATACGGCGAGGACTCGCCGCAGGCGATGGTTGAGGTGTACGGCGAGTTCCCCGGCGCGGACGAATACCAGTTTATTCCGCTGGGGCTGGTGGAAGAAGCCGCGAAGCGGCCGCCGATGCGCGACCCGGACGCGCCTGTGGTGGTTGGCGTGGACCCGGCGCGGTTTGGGGCAGATGCGACGATTATTGTGATCAGGAAGGGCCGCGACCTGCTGGAGGTGCGGCGGTTTCGCGGCGACGACACGATGACCGTGGTCGGGCACGTGATTGAGGCCATCGAGGATTTTCAGCCGGCGCTGACGGTGATCGACGAGGGCGGGCTCGGCGCGGGCGTGCTGGACCGGCTGCTGGAGCAGCGGTATAAGGTGCGCGGCGTGAATTTTGGCTGGAAGGCCAAGGATCAGAAGGCGTACCAGAACAAGCGGGCAGAGATATGGGGCGCGATGAAGCAGTGGCTGCGCACGGCGTCCTTGAAGGACGACAGGAACCTGAAGAAAGACCTGTGCGGCCCGCGCACGAAGCCGAACTCGTCTGGCGCGATTGCGCTGGAGACGAAGGAGCAGATGAAAGCCCGCGGCCTGGCCTCGCCTGACGCTGCTGACGCATTGGCGGTAACGTTTGCGTTCCCGGTGGCTCATAGGGAGTACAATCCCCGCAGCCAGCACCGGGTGGTGACGGCTCACGCCGGTTCGCAAACGGCGGGTTGGATGGCTCACTGAGGGCTGAAGATGGCAAAATCGGTGTCTCTGAGCGTTGGTCGAGGCGAAAAGCTGCCCACGAAGCAGGGCGCTGGCCTGACGGCCAAGGGCCGCGAGAAGTACAACCGCGAAACCGGCAGTAATTTGAAGGCGCCGGCGCCGAATCCGAAGACTGAGGCCGATAAGGGCCGAAAAGCGTCGTTTTGCTCAAGAATGTCTGGCGTCGCCGCGAAGGCCGAGAACGGCGAGCGAGCCAAGGCTGCTCTTAAACGCTGGAAGTGCTGATCATGCCTCAGAAAAAACCCGGCGATCCCGGCCTCTACGCAGCAATCCACGCCAAACGCGAGCGCATTGCTGCCGGCAGCGGTGAGAAAATGCGCAAACCGGGCGCTGCGGGCGCGCCCACCGCCAAAGCGTTCCGCGAGTCGGCCAAGACGGCCAAACCGAAGGGGAAATGACGTGCCGCTGGTGAAATCCGCGTCCAAAGAGGCGTTTCGCAAGAACGTCAAGACCGAAATGGCCCACGGCAAGCCGCAGAAGCAAGCGGTCGCGGTAGCGTACAGCACGCAGCGAGCCGTTAAAGCGCCCGCCAAGGGCAAGAAATAACCTGCCGGCACCTACCCCGGCACCCACCCCGGCACCGCACCTGCTATGGCCCGAAAAACCGCCCAGAAAGACGCCCTAGCCACCATGCGGGAGCGCCTGCAGATGGCGCTTGGCGCACTGAGTTCGTCGCGCAATGACGAGCTTGACGATCTGCGGTTCATGGCCGGCAGCCCGGATAACAACTGGCAGTGGCCGAGCAACGTACTGGCCACACGCGGCAACGTGCAGGGGCAGACGATCAACGCCAGGCCCTGCCTGACGATCAACAAACTGCCGCAGCATGTGCGCCAGGTTACCAACGACCAGCGCCAGAACCGGCCCAGCGGCAAGGTCATTCCTGCCGACGACCGCGCTGACCCGCAGGTTGCCGAGATCTACGACGGCGTGGTGCGGCACATCGAGTACATGTCCGACGCGGACGTCGCATACGACACCGCCTGCGAGAACCAGGTTACGTTTGGCGAGGGCTACTGGCGCCTGCTGACGGAGTACTGCGACGAGAACACGTTTGATCAGGACATCAAGATCGAGCGCATCCGCAACTCGTTCAGCGTGTACATGGACCCGACCATCCAAGACCCCTGCGGGTCGGATGCCAAGTGGTGCTTCATCACGCAGGACATGACGCGCGACGAGTACGAGCGCCTGTTTCCCGACGCCACGCCGATCACCGCGCTGATGGATCAGGGCACTGGTGACTCGGCCACCGCGCAGTGGGTGACGCAGAACACGGTGCGGATTGCGGAGTAT